TCTCGCTATTCGCAAAGGTGAGGTGCTGGCAGTGCAGGTAACAGCCTCTGCTGTCAGTGACCGCATAAAAAAGATTATGGCCTCCGACACGCTTGCTCTTGTAAGAGATGCAGGGATTCGTGTGGAGGTACATGGTTGGAGAAAATCCGCAAAGACAAACAGATACGTATTAAGAATTGAGGACATATCATGAGTGACATCAAACCAACACCACAACAAATCCAGATGAGCCAAGACTCGCTCAACAAGGCCAACAACAGCATGAACTACACCATGAACTTGGTGAACATGTCTTTGCAACAACTGTGGAACATCGCCTACGCTGCTGGCTTTGAAGATGCACAGGAAATCATGAAGACAGACAAAGGTCAAAAATGAGTAAGGCTCACATCTTCATCGCTACCCCTATGTATGGTGGTATGACCACAGGCTACTACTGTCAGTCACTGGTCAACACAACCGCTGTCATGAGGGCTAACGACATCGACATGTCCTTCTCCTGCATGTTCAACGAATCCCTTATCCAGCGTGGGCGTAACGCTCTTGCACATGGCTTTCTGAACAAGAAGGAAGCTACCCACTTGATGTTTATTGACGCAGACATCCGCTGGAATCCTGCCGACATCGTTCCAATGATTGACGCTGACAAAGATATTATTTGTGGCATCTATCCTAAGAAGGAAATCAACTGGCATGGTGTCGAGCAAGCAGTCAAAGATGGTGTGCCTGTTGACCAACTGAAAACCCGTACAGGTTCGCTGGTGGTTAACCTTGTTGACTATGCTGGCACAGTCACAGTACCAGCACATGAGCCTGTGGAAATCTGGAATGGCGGTACAGGGTTCATGCTTATCAAGCGTGAGGTACTGGAAGACCTGGCTACAAAGATGCCAAGCTATATCAACGATGTCACCTTCCTGTCTGGCGAAATCAAGCAGGACAAGATTGTGGAGTTTTTTGCCTGTGCTATCGAAGAAGGCGTAGGACGCTTGCTGTCAGAAGACTATTACTTCTGCCAAGAAGCACGTAGACATGGCTACAAGATTCATGCCGCTCCGTGGGTGGTTCTGGGGCATTTCGGTAGCTACCTGTTTGAAGGTGGCTTGCTTCCAGCAGCATGACCATCTCTCTTGACCTTGGGTGCGGAGAAACCATCCGCAACCCCTACCAAGCAAAGTCAGTTGTGGGACTGGATTTAGAGCAAGCAGACCTTGCTGTAGAGCCTATCCCCTTCAAAGACAATCTGTTTGATTTTGTAACTGCTTACGACTTTCTGGAACACATCCCCAGACTGCTGTACATCCCACACCGCAGATACCCGTTTGTAGAACTCATGTCAGAGATTTACAGGGTCATGCGGATGGGTGGCAAGTTCTTATCCTCTACCCCTGCCTTCCCACACAGTGCGGCCTTCCAAGACCCTACACATGTGAACATCATTACTCCAGATACGTTCTACGAGTATTTTGATGACAAGAAGACTTGGGCTAAACAGTACGGATTTAAGGGCGCATTCCAGATAAATGAGATGCGCTACCACGGCCCTCACCTGCTGGTAGAGCTACAGAAGGTCAGCGTTTCGCAGTCCGTGCCGACTTGATAAATGCTGCTTTGGTAGGGTAACCAGCTTGACCTTTGCGTTTAGGAGGCAGTCCTGCCGCTCTGCGTTGGTTGATGTTGAAGTACAAGCCACGTTGGGCTTTTGGTGTGTATGCCATTATCTGCAACCCCATCTCTTTCTTGCTGCCTTGCCACGTTCCCCCGTCCATCCACTGCTTCTAGCGCAGAAAGACTTGTGACGAGGATTCGATGTATCTTTGGTGGGAGCCTTGAGGTTGCTCCCTGTTGCTCTGTTTGCCTTTGCACGACCCTTGGCAGTCAATCCCGCACCCTTCTTCACAGAGAGCTTCTCGCCTCTGCCAACAGATAGATTTGGGAATTTCTTCCTAGCCATATTGACTCCTATGCAACCAAGCCTTGCAAATATGTAGTTTTACCCGCAACCTTGGTAGCAGTCAATTCCTGCTTCTTCAGGTTGGCAGGGTCATACGACACGTGCACCCAGCCGCTGTCAGGGATGCCAACTGTATAAAACTCAAGGATAAGCTGTGTGTAGTCCAAGTTATCCATAATCCATTGAGCCAAGTCAGCATTGGCAACACCAGGGATTTCTATATCTGCTGCTCTCCCAAGGCAATGGTCTGAGGTCTTTGAGCCTCCCGTGGCCTGGTTCACGGCTGGAGCACGGAATCCTGAGTTCACCTTGACACCCTTGCCAAAGTGGTCACGTACGGGTTGCAGGACTTTCTCGCACAGCAAACGCAGATTTTCTGTGGCCTGTTCATCAGGGGTATTGTCCAAGTCCAGACGCAGGGCTGTCTCAGATTTTGTCAGTTCATGCAGGGAAAAGTTGGCAGTCAAGTTCATTTGATTTCCTTCTGTGATTCAACAGCTTTGTTGTATAAGTCTATACAGGCATTGAGTTTTTGTATAGCTCTATCACCCTCCTCGGCTATTGCGAAAAGAGTTTTTCCAACCTCTGGGTCAATGTTGGCTCGTGCTTCTCCTCCACTACTTCCTGTGGCAGAGGCGGTATCTGTGGTGGTTTGTACGGGGCAGGACGCTTTGAGGCGCAGCTTGAGAGCACCAGAATCAATAGCAGCATCCCGCTGTTTCGCAACCAGTTTGGCTTTTTCATTTGAATTCCTCAGTGCATCCGCAGTCTTTGTTACAGCCGTGGCTAGAGCCTGTTCCTTTGCTCTGGCAACAGTATTCAGGCGGTCAACCTCTTCTTGTTGGGCTTTTGCCTCAACATGCTTGCCGTAGTAATAGCCTCCACCGAAAGCTATTAACAAGGCTACAAGACCAGACAACAAGCCTTTCATGGCTTGGGTGGCTCGTCATTGTCGTTAGCTTCTGCCTTTGAGATGGCAGTGGCTACAGCTTTGATTCCTGACCTGCCAGCCACACCACCAAGCACACCAGTGATAAACACCATGATGGTGCTAATCTGGCTTGTGTAAATCTTGTCGATAGGAGCCATGCCAGACATGGGCTGAGTGACGTAGGTCACAGAGTACAGGAACATAGCCATTGCGCCGAGCAGGATGCTGACCAGCACCACGATGACAAACGCCCAGACCCTGACTTCAATTTCTTCTGCTGTCAGGCGATTGCTGACATTTTTGACTACTGTAGGCATCACTTCTTCTCCTGTTCAGGTTTATTTAACTGTTCTGGGCAAGTGCCAGTAGCTGTGCAAATAGGAGGTTTGCACTCAGCAAGCTCCCAGTTTTTGGGGTCTTGGCACGGATAACGGAATCTATCTTCGCACCCTGTCATCAGGAATGCCATCAGAATCATGATTACGGTTTTGTTCACGATTTTTCCTCTCCACCTCTCGTCTTAACTTTTCTACCTTTTCTATCTGCTGCTTGGCCTCATGCTTAGTTTCTAGCACATCCAAGTACAACATCCCCAGAAGAGGCAGCAAAAGAGCAACCAACACACATGCCGCTATCCATCCCACTACGTCTTCTCCAGCCGATTTATGAACAGGAGGAACAGCCACAGGTAAAGGAGGAATGTAAAAGTCGCTAGAAGATACGCTAGGTTTGCCTGGAAGTTTCTTTTTTCCTCCCTGCGTTGCCATGCTTTGTACCTCGCTTGCGCCTCTTGCTTAAGTCTAGCCTTTTCCTGCTCTTCCTGTATGACATTCCGCATGTCAAAGACTTTGGAATACAAGGCTCCCATCTCAGGGGGAGATTGGTAAACCATCGTTTCCCTGATAGTTACCTCCAGTGCTGCCATCTGGTCTTGAGCCATAACCCTCTTGAGGGCGGCTTCCATCAGGTTGGCATCAGGGTCGTAGACTGTCTGGCTCTTCTCTTCTTCTTCTCTTATGTGGGTAGCAAGTTGCTCTTGTAAGCGGAAAAACTCTGTGAGTTGTGCCACCACATCTGACATGACCTTAGTCTCGTCAACGGCAACATACTTCTCTTTCTTCTTGGCTACAGGCTTGGCAACAGGCTTAGGCTTGCTGTCACCAGCAAACATCTGCGCCAGCTTTCCCCAGAAACCATGTACTTCTTTGGCAATGCCAACAGCTTCATCAACTGTGGCCTTGACCTCCATAAAGGAGGTTTTTGCTTGCTTATAGAGTTCGCACCCTTCTTTGATTGCCGCTACACAGGCGTTGGCAGCAAAGAGGATGCTTATCGGGTCAATTTACAGACCCTCTCCTGGGGTCACATATAAAGTTGCTGTGCTAGAAGCAACAATAGCAGACACATATAAGGCAGCAACATTAGAACATTGCTTGGGGGCAGTCATTATCACGGTTGCGTTGTTGTGAATGACAAAGCCGTAAGCAGGTGTACCCGCAACAGGAATAACCGCATCTTCTGTGCTTGCAGTTCCTAAACGAACAAACACATCTGCGGCTGTACCGTTATGTATTCTCACCTGATTACAGGGACTGTCAGACAGGATAGATACGGTATTAGCCGTTGTTGTGACGTTAATACGGGTTGTCTTACCTTGTACTTGAAAAGGTATGTTATTAGCCATCAGTAAACCTTTCCACCACCACCAGAGGTAGGCGATTCCTTACGGGTAAAGTAATCGTTAGGCACGTTGTTTTTGAAGTTCCAGACGGACTGGAAACCACCTGCGGGGAGTTTGCCAGGGGTGAAGTCACCAGGCACACACAGTTTGTTCTGTGTGATACCAGTGCCTACTTGACCCTGTACCTTAGTTGTCTTGACTTTCGGAATCATGTCCATGTTTTTTCTCCTTTATCCTCACCAGCAGATAGCTGAATATTACATAAATTGCAAGAGTTGTCACCCTCTCCCACTTTGGTTCCCACATAACCCAACAGCCCAGACCAAAGGAGGTGAGCAGAGCAAGAATGGTAATTAAGCGGTCTGAGATGACCCCTAACGCTAGGCGAATGATTGCGGTTGCTTCCATGATTTTCCCTCTCTAATAATGGAATAACCATATTATCATGTCTCCTCGTCATCGTCACCAAATAACCCTGCACCGTACCCCTCGTCAGCATCCTTCATCTTCAAGGCTTCTAGCTTTAAGGCACGGTCTATAACCTTCATCTTGTCGGTTATGGAGGCGGTAGGGTCAAGCATGACAGCAGCCATCAACTCGTTGATAGCTTTCTCTAGCGCAGGGTTTATACCTTTCTCAGGCTTTTTCCTACTCATCGCTTCATCTTGCGGGGAGCAGAGCGTTTCATTTGCTTTGCCTGTTCTTTCATCATCATGCGGTTGTAGTCCTCAGATGCACGAACCTCATTCTCACCACCTTGGCGAGCCATGCGGTCAATATCAGCTTGTGTGGACTTACCCATAGATTGCTTGCCGTAGTTGTCTTTCATGATTTTCTGTCCTTCCTTTTGACTTTTCGTGCTGTCGTGAGTGCAATAGCAATAGCTTGCTTTTGCGGTTTACCCGCCTTCATCTCTCTGCGAATGTTGGCAGAAATGGTTTTCTGACTACTACCTTGCTTGAGTGGCATGGTTACTCCTATTCTGTTAATTGTGTTCCAGCCTCACCAGAAATTCCTGTTCTGATGATGTAACGAATTGTTTCGGCAGCGGCACTTGGCTCTAGCGTCATTTGTACAGTTCTGATTCTTTGAGTCAATTCTGCTGCTTTTTTAGGCGTTATCAATCCAGTATTTAGCAAGGCTGGTTTAAGGATTCGCTCAAAATCATCACCAACATTTTTGGGGTTCATTCGAGAAATGGTTATGTCTAATGCCCTGTTAAAGCTCTTAGCAAGTTCTGGGTTAGATTTTATGAAAGGAGCAACCTCTCTCAACTTTTGCGTTTCTCCAGATGTAATTAGCTTTTCAATTTCTACAGTTGGGTCACCAGAACCAAGAATTCCTTTTACCTTATCTTGACCTGTTGTAGTCTCGGCTAATTTTTGACCTTGCTCACGTAGCTTTTCGCCTTTGGCGATGCTTGCTTGCAATCTCTTCTCTGACTCTGATGCGGCAGCAGTTTTTATTCCAACTTCTTGTTCTTTTGCTTGTATAGGCAAATTCTTAATTTCTGTCCTCAGAGATGTAGCAAGTTTTGTGGTTTTTGGAACTACGCTTTCTGCTCTAGAAATTGCAGACATGGCATTTTTTACTCTATTAGACAAGTTGGGGAATAGGTCTATCCATTCTTTGTTGTCTTTGAGATAGTTGGTTATGGCCTTGCTGTCTTTCCCTACCAAAGTTCGGGCCAAATAATCTGAAGCAGCACCTTCAACCAATGCTGGGTCTTTCGTTATCTGCAACAAATCCTGTACAGATTTTTTACTTTTGAAAAATGTTGAAGGTATGTCTGCTGGGTCTTGCGTCAAATACTCTGGGTTGAATTTGTCTGTTCCAATAATCTTTCTTCCCGCAGGAATACGCAAAGCATTCAAGAGTTCTTTGCCTTCAGAGTAATTTTTAAGCAGTAGGTCTTGTGGGCCATCTACGCCACCAGCGTACTCAACTTGTATTGAGCGTATGCGCCCATACAAATCCTTTGCTTGTTCTTTAAGAAGACCTTCAAAACCCTCTACAGCCTTGCCATCAAATGCCTCACCAAGCTTTCTTCTAACAGGGTCTAAGGCTTCAAAAGATGTTTTGTAAACACGGTAAAAAGCTGGCTCTCCAGTTGCTGGATTTGTTCCTTTTTGTACTTGTCCACCAGCTCTCTGTATGTCTGCTACTTGTTGTGCTACCTCTGTTTCTGAGCCTTCCATCATCACACGCTTATTAAGCATGGCTTCTCTTACACGCTCATAAGCATTTCTAACACCTTGCTCAGTAACATCTATTTTTACTCTTTCAGCAGGTTGTCTGCCCTTTACGAGTTTGTCATTTAAGAAGGCAATAGTTTCTTTAAACTTGGTGGTGTTTTCTGGAAAAATACCTGCTTCTTCTTGCTTTGCAACTAAAGCATCTCTTGCTGATTTGTCATTGTTAAATGCATCTTGCATTGCTTTAACTTGCAAGTCATCTGTATTTTTTACTTTTTCTTGTAGTGACAAACCTATATCTGTACGTGAACGTTTGGTATTTCCTATGGCAGCAACGGTTTGTTCAGATGCCACTGCCGCTTTTTGTCCCGCAGCTTCTGCTCTTCGTGCTATGCCAAATTTTTTCTCTACTTGACTTACAGCATCTTTGATAGCACCTTCTGCCATCTGTTGGCCTTCTTGCTTAAGCCTTTGCGCTTCAGCAATATTGAATCTTTGGACTCTACGTGCTTGTTCGTTGTAGTGTGCAGTGATTCTTTGCGCTCTTCCTTTTGCACCTTCTAACAACGCTTCACCTTCTCTACGTTTTGCATTGTCCAACCCAGCCAAAGCATCGTAGATTTGACGATATGGTTGTATTTCAGTTACAGGTACTTCAGAGCCAAAAAACCTATCTCGTAAACCTGGCTTGGCAATTAATGCCAATTCTCTTGCAGCAGCATCAGCATATCCATCTTTACCAGCACCCGCATATCTTTCTAATGCTCGTATAGAACTACCTACAATTGGAGTTCCACGCAACACAAGTTCTGTACCTTTTAATGCTCCTGGGCCAACAATTTCTCCTCCAACTTCTGCAAGTTGTTTTCTAGTTACTTGTATTCCTGGAATGTCTATTGCTACTTTTTCTGGTTCTGGAACAACTTTACCTGCAACACTACCACCAGCAGCAGACAATCCACCAGTCAAAGCAGAAGCAGCTCTAAAACCACGTGCTAGTTGTCCACCAGCCAACAAAAACGGTGATGCAGGTGATGGTATTAATCCTAACCCAGTCATAATTTCAGGACTTAAAGCACCAATAGTTGCTCCAATACCTCCTGATTTAGCTACATCAGCAGCTTGACCCAAAAAAGACTTTTCTTCTTTTGGTGGTTGTTTGGGTTTTTCTGTCAAATCAACAGGTGGTGGCACTGATAATTCTTTTGGCGCACTAAGATACTTATTAGGTGAGGTTGTACTACCTGTTGATGGAGTTAAAGTTTTATATTTATTTTCCATATCTTAGTCCTCTCCGTAAATAAGACTTTCACCTGTTTCTTGCTTGAACATTTTTTTCACAGCATTTATATCTACACCTTGTTGTATTGCTTCATATGCTTGCTCACGTTCTTTGTCTATGTCTATATCTTGTGGAACCTCACCACGTAAGATTTGATTGTATTCTTTGATGTATGGATACATACCTTCTAAACCAGCTTGTTCTTGTTGCA